TCAAAAGATCCATAACAGCCTTGCGACCTGCATCTGAATTTTCAACCTCTTTTCCACCGATAGTCATCGCACTCTTTTTTCCTTGGAACTTAGAAGAGTCGTATGAGTTGTAACCACCCTGTTTAGTGATAACAAGTTCAAAGTTTTTGCCGTCAAAAACGTCAAATACTTGTGTTGGTTCATCAAACTGTGGATTCAATTCCTCATCAATCTTCTGCTTAACTTTGTATCCGTATTTAAATACTTTTACTTTGCCTTCTAGATCTGTATTATTGGGATCCTTAACGATTTGAACCAAAGAATAAAAAACTTCTCTACGCTTAAGTTGCTCGCTCATCTTACGATCAACTGCTGACTCTGAGTTTCGAAGTTTAAAAAACAAATCTTGTACAGGACATGAGTCTCCAACAGTAGAAGGAGAGTCATAATAAGCACCATTACCGTTAGAATCCTCTAACCAGTATACGTACTTTCTGATAATTGATTTGCTTGGGTTTTTAGGGTTTGGTACAAATCTTACCAATGCTCGGTAAGTACCATCTTTTCCCTGATCTGCAGTCGGTTTATATAAATCACTGCCTCCTGATTCTTTGGGTTTGTAGGTTTCAATATCATCTACTCCCAAATTGAAAATGTCAAATTCTGCCATCTTAATTGCCTTTTTTTAAATGTTAAAATTGCCTTGTTAATCCTATGTTAGATTGCTCCAACATAATTTATATATCTAAGTTTTACTTTGTTTCGTATGAGTATGCATATTTTATATCAGTAGGTCGCGCATATTTTTCAGGTAAAACCATCGTATAGTTTGCTCTAGCTTCCTCATCTCCATATCTACTAGGAGCTGCCATAGGGAACTCCGGGTTTATTTCATAAGCCCAATCTTTGAAGCCAAGCTCTTCGAATCTTTCCTTTATTTGGGTATTATAGAACGTCGAAATAGTTCTTACTCTACGCTGAATATCTGCTCTAGACACGTTTTGAGTGTTATTTACGGCTTCGTTAGAGTGCATATACTGAATATAACAGAGCTTAGGCACGTGAACCATTTTAGTGCCTAAAAATGTTCTAATGATTAACTCATAGTCATCTGCAATGCTTAACCTTCTATTGTGGCACCCTATTTTAAAATAGGTATCTCTTTCCCATGCTCTAAAATGATTAGGTACTCCCACAATATGTCTCATTGTTTTTGGATTTATACCCTGTTGATCTACTACATCAAGCTCAAATCCCTTATAAGTATCTTTATAATAGTTTCCATAATGACACGCAAATCCTTTCTCATACATTAAGCAACGGCCATCCTCTTCTATTTCAACACAGTCGGAGTAAGAAAATCCTGCGTCAGGAAACTGCTTAAATGATTCAACCATCAACTCCATTGCGTAATAGGTAAGCTCATCGTCGTGATCCATCTCAACCAAGTATTTGCCTTTACAAAGGACTGCAGCTCGATACTTTGATTCGCCAACTATACCACCAGTTTTCTTATGAAATGAGTATACCTGAACTCTGGGATCAACTTTAGCAATATCTTCTGCTATTTTAAGAGTTTTGCCTTTATCACTCGAATCATCTACAATTACCCACTCCCAGTTAGTGTAAGTTTGGGCCGCAATTGAATTATATGTTCTCCAAAGTTTTTCGCCAGTATTATAAGTTGGAGTAAAAAGACTAACCAAAGGTTCGCTAGAAATATAATGACTATCGAAGTTTCTATTTAAAATATAAGCCATACAAGAGTTGTAAATGGCTTCTCCTGCCTCAATATCTGATGTATTAGTATTTACATTTATCCATCGTCTTCTGATATCATAAGGCATCCTGTAAAGATTAGGAAACTTTTCAATAGAAGCATCAAACGTAATAATGCCATCAGGATTTAATTCATGTAAATCTTGATAAAGCATTGAATCGTCTATTCGATTAATGTATCTCAAACCATCAGATTCATAGGCTGCCCATTTCTGAGATTTGAAATCATTTACTTCTTTTCCATAGACTAGTATTCTTGGTAAAGATACCAAAACTGCCGGTTTTTCAATGTAATTGTAGTAACAAAGAATTTTGTCAATGAAGAAAAAAGATTCAGGATTCTTCTTAAAAACAGATTCTATCAAGATACCGTCTCCTGCATAATCCATTTTATATCTTTCTCCATCTAAAACTTTTACAGTGTGCGCAAACTGAGCCTGGTCAATACCCTGAAGTTTTACATTTTCAGGTCTAGCTTCACGAATTTGTAGTCTTGTGAAATCTTTTCCGCCTACAAACTGGTTAAAAACTATAACATCTTTACCAGAGCCGAGTGCTGCATTTGAGAATTCTAATAAAAAGTCTTCGTGCAAGATATTATCATCGTCAAGAGCATAAATCCAATCTGTAGGTTCGCTTCTATCAATTACGTAGTTTATCTGGGCTTTGCCTACTACATTTGATGGATCGCTAACAAATATAGGTCTAATCCAATCTCTAGATTGAAGCTTATTTATGATTTCAGTTGGTATACTTAAAAGAGAGTTAGTGTCAAATGCCACTATCCATTCAAGCGAAATAGGATTTGCATTTTTTAAAACAGCAGCTTCTATTGATTTTTGAATCAGATCGAGATTTTCATATCTCGTGCAAGGGGTTACTATTTTTAATTTCATTCTTCTATTGCAGTAATTCTTCTTGATTGTAAAACGATATATTCTTGGCCTTCATGTTGCATAAACACTCCACCTACCCATTCAAAATGGACTTTCATTCCAACTTCTACTTCTTCTGGTAAAAAATCTTCTTCAGTGTTGGGTCCTATTGCAATAATGGTACCTGTAAATGGAGGATCCGGGAGCGTTGGTGCTTTTTCTCTTATCTCATTAACCTTGTAGATGATACCTGCTTCGGTTACCCCAGGGTCTATGTCTTTTTTAATAATTACCTTTCCAGGTGTAGTTTTAAGAGTCACGGTTTTTGTTTTATATACGAAAGCAAATATATGTTTTTTTACCGAAACTCGAAACATTCGGACAGTGCTACAGTATAAAGATTAACTGTTTTTTAGTGGTGTTCAATACTCTAGCAAGGCATTACAGATAAAGTAAGCATCCACCAGGTCATCTATTGGCTTTACAATTTTTCCTTTCTGAATCAGTGAAGAGCTCTGAGAATTAGAGAAAACCCAAAAGTCTTCTCTCAGCAGGATAGGATCTCCGGACCTGAGAAAGAAATTTAACATATCTAGCTTGTTAGCATTTCCCTTACCTGCCTTCTTCTTGACCTGAGAAGGACTCAAGACGCGAAAGTCATCCCCTTCTTTTAAATTAGAATAGATAGCATGTCTAAGTATACTATTAAAGATAATTAGATCTATAAATGAGTTACCTTTAGACCCATAGCTGAATCCCTCTAGACCGTAAATTATGCTGCCTTCTTTTGGTAGCTTGGCTAAAATAGCCTGCGATACTTCAAATGCCTCTTTTATCTTTATGATTTGATCTGAACTGTAATCTGAATTAGGTTTAGATCTTGAAAACCTAACTAAAGATACTCCATTTTCTGTTAACTTTTCATATAGGCCGGCGCCTGCTGGAATGGCTTTTTCGGCAGATCTGCCCCCGTCATTAAAGAAGCTTACAAATTGATAGGATTCTTTCTTTGTATCATAGATGCAAATTGCAGGGCTATTGATAGAGAAATCTATCCCTATTCTATAATCAAACATTTAGAGTCTTTTACCAAGACTAGCGCCAAGTGCGGCACCAACTAATCTTGAAGTTAATAAATCGTATAGCACTCCTTTTTCTATACCTAGAGCTTTTGCAACTGCTTCGCCTACTGCTTTTCCTAATGCGAAGCCTGTAAGCCCACCTAATATAGATCCTAAAAATCCTTCATTGGTGAGTTCATTACTTAAGTCTTCTATTGTTTTTCCACTAGCAAGAAAATCAGATATAAAATTCACAGCTTCTTTAATAGCAATCTCATCACTTTCATTTAACTGATAAGATTCACTTAGCGCAAATTCAAAAGCATCCAAAGTTTCATCTTTGCCATTGGTAAATTCTATAAAACTTTTCATTATAGGTATATTTTTTTATATATCAATCTATTTCTACCTTAGTAAATAGTTCATTATACACAAATGTGCAGTCGAATGTCTTTATATCGCTTGTGTTTTCTGAGAAATTTAGATCTAAAGAGCCTATTGTTTGAAACAAAACTCTTCTCATTTCAGCTGTAACTATAGTAGCTCCATCAGAATCTAGTATTTGAAGACGCATTCCTTCTGGGAGATATGCAGGCTCTGTTGAAAAATTATAATAATAGTCAAACGTATCAAACATCATCCAGTAATTGATAAACCCATCATACAATCTCATAGTAACGTTTAAGGTCTTTTCTCTCAATTCCTGCTTATTAACAGATGATCTGAATTGTCTTCTTAAACCTCCTAAATCAATCTGTTCTACTGGTGTATATTCAGCAGAAGGAAAATTGATACTTTGTATAGAATAGTTTACTAAGTCAACAGACCTTGTAACAAGATTACCGGGTATCTTGTTTAAGTATGGGTCATATCTTTTTGATACTTCCGCAGGAATAAAATTCTTCGGAAAGTTAAATATAAATTGATTACTTCTGGCTGATTGTAACATATTATCTTTGTCTTGGATCTCTATTAGGTCTAGGTGGCGGATCATCACCACCATTAGTAGTAACTATTTGGTTGTTGTTTGCATTAGCTAATTCTAAACTTTCTTGACTCTGTGGAAAATCACCTTGTAGATTAGGGTTTCTAGATAAAGGAGAATCTGGTCTTATAGATTGAGTAGGAATAGTACCTCCTAATTTATCTACGGCACTTTTTATACCTTCATCTAAGCGTATAATATTAGCCTGAGCTGTTTCAATTTCTTTAACTAGTGCATTAATTGTTGCATCCTGCTGTACCGCTATAGTCGAAAGCTTCTGAGTTTCTGTAGTATAAAATAAAATTCTACTCTGCGTAAAGTTATTTACTTCTTGCTTTTGCAATTGTAGAAGATATTCATTGAATGCTGAACTTTCTAAAAACTTACCTGAAAAAACAGATGTTTCATCGGAGTCATTCTCTGATACCGAATAAGTAGAAATATAAAAAGTATCAGTATCTAAAGAAAGAATATTATTAGCTTCAGATTCTAAAATATCAAACCTAACCAAACCTTGCACCAAATCAACTTCAGGATCTAGTGTTCTTTCGATTTTAATTGGATCAGAATTAGTATCAAAAAATGATATGTACAAAGTTGTGAACTGAGAAAGATCTACAGGAACATCGGTGTTATCATTATTTGGATCCTGTCCTAATATTTCGAACACAAAAGTTGTAACAGATCTAGCAATACCTATAACACAAGTGTCTTCGACAAAAACCTGGTTGTAGTAGTATTGGTTTTCTAATCTTCTAATTATTTCTTCTAATTCGTTCATTGTATTCTAGCTATTATAACACTATCATCATTTGAAGTTGGGGCAGGCCGACCACCGCCTGCTGTTCCTTCACTACCACCTCTAGGTGGTCTAGGAGTAGGAAGATTTTGAGAATTTCCTAAATTCTCTAAACCTGTGCTAGTTAATGAAGTTTGATTATTTG